AAGGGTACGTGCCCCTTTTTGATACTCTTCTTCTCCACGAATAACATATGGAAGAGTTAAGTTAGCTGCTTGTCTAGCAATATTGAGAAACTGGGAACGGTCTGAAGACAATCTATCATAACGTGTTTTTGCAGTCATTAGACGTTAATTACTCCAGGTAAAGTTCCTTGGTTTTGTGTTACAGCAGTAAGGGAATTATAAGTCATAGGATTTACTTGCAGTTGTCTACGTTTAAACGCTTGAGTCCCTGCAGTTTGTGGCGCTTTAGAAGCAGAACTAATTTGAAATTTACTTTGAAGGCCTGCTCTTGCTTTATTAGCTGCTTCAGTACGCGCACCAATTTCCATTTGGTATAGCCTTTCTACTTGCCGTGCTTCAGCTTCACGTTGTAGTCGCTCTTGTCTTTGGATTTCTTGTGCACGTTGATCTGCAAATTTTTTATTTTCTTGTGCTACTGTTGCTTGTTGAGCAACCATATCGTAAACCCCACCGGCTCCTGGTCGGTTATCTTGACTCAATGTATTTGGATTAGCATTTAAAAAAGCTAGTAAGTCACGAGGATCTGTACCTGCCTGTTGAGCAGCATACATATCCATATGACCAAAGTTAGTTTTACTAGCTCCTGCTGATGTGCTTATAGTCATAATGTTTAAATTGGTTTAGTTTTCTTCCATGTATTTAATGATCCATTCAACAACATTACGTTGTCCAGATCTATACATAATTTTTGAATGCGAATCTTCAGGTGAAGGATTCACTGGTGGAAAAGCTTCTTCTAATTGATGGACTAAACCACGGGCTTGCATACCCACGGTTTCAAGCATACTGGGGGAGGTTGACATTCGAGTGCTCGAAAAAGGCTGGCATTCTGGCTGCACGTGTGTCGGAAAGCTGTGGAGCCCTACCTTCATACATTAAACGATCACTAGAATCGAGCCAAAATTTTTTGTCTAAATATTTATCGGTAGTATTAGTACCTAGTGGTTGCATTACCCAATTGATAGTTGCCTTGCGGAGTTTATCAAGACTAGGGCTGACAGTAAGCCCCAGCTCCCGACAAACAATACTATTGGCAGCAACGTGAATTTGTTCATCTCTGCTTATGTCCGCGCTGACAGTTCGCATTCCAGCGTCACCATTAAAGCGGAAGAATGGTAAAAGAACGAAGAAAATTGCACGTTCGGCAACCATTGCTTTGAGGATCGTATGATCAGGATGCGAAGTCCAAGCTTCCCTGAGCCTGATAGCTTCCGATTCAGCTTTTTTGTCAACCCCGTAAGCATTGGCAATGTAACCAAGTGCCAGGTCGTGATTTTCCTCATCGGTGACGTTTGATTCCAATAACTCCCGCGATAGTTTTGGTACGTCGGTAGCCAATCCATCACGGATAAAATCTCCCACAGGTAGTTCCATATGTCGTAACGCAAGAGCACGGTGTACCGTTTCTTCCGCCCCTGCCTTGCATAATCCGGCAGTTGTCTGGACTGGTGTCCATTTTCTTTTTCTGTTTAGTAGTTTCTCGTATGGGTTCATTCTTGACAGTCACATGTAAGTTCATTGGTTAAAATATCCTCTAAATAATTCTCGACATCTTCTGCATCAAGTGCAGCATATGCATCAGTTTTATCTTGGGTATCACCCATTACTTGTAATGAATAGTATAAAGAGGTTTGCGGAGACCGTAGCCACTCTTCTACGAATTCATCATCGTAGGTTACTGAATCACTCCAAGAGTTGAAACTGTATCCATGAAGAAGTCCTGTGCGATCAAGCATTGTCATAATGCCATCTGCAACTCTTTTATAATTTTCCCAACCTACTTTACTAGCAATTTCTACATCGCCATAGTTGTAAGTCTGTACTCCGAAAGTACCTGAGTCGCGATCAACTGTCTGCGAGATAGGTGGAGCGATTTCTGGTGTGCTAGTATAGCCATCCAAATCCACGCTTCGATAACTGCAACTGGCGGTTGGAGCGATAGCAAAGGCTCGAACCATATTATACTCGCGAGCGATTGTGGCTGCTTGGTTAATTCCTGAAGCAATTTGAGAGACAAGTTCATAAGCTGCCGAGCGGATAGTTTCGTTGTTGTTGTACTGTTCTAATGCACGACCAAATTGATCGTATGTTACTCCGTACCGCCGTAGGAGATTTGCGAGCCCAAGCATGCCGAGTCCCACTTGTCTATCAATTTCAGGCGGGAGATATTCTCCAGAATCTCCGACAGCTGTCCTACTATGTAGGCTGCACAACTCGGACATACCTTCAACAAATGCTCGTGGGATGTCGTCGAACTCACAGGCTCCAAGATTGATATGCTGTAGTAGACAGGTACCTCGTGATGGCAGGTATACTTCGAGACAGACGTTACCTCTGATGCGGTTTCCTTCATTGTCATATTTTACTTTGTTTAGCCAAATGTCACCTGATTTGATTCCAAATAATAGGTCTTCCTTGAACGTACAATCCTGCCACCATTCATCGGTAATGTTGATGCATCGTTTGACCCAAGGAAGCTCGGATCTATTAGCATTGATAAACTCCCTAGCATCAGGGTGGGATAGGTCAAGGTGAAGAACAATGGCACCATTTTTATAAATCCCACCCCGTCGTAGTATTTCATTTAAAGAAGAATAAATTTTACCAAAACTGACAGGACCAGAAGCAGTTACTCCTGACTCTCTTGTGTAACCTTTTGGATCAAGTTTAGAGAGATGAATAGCACAGCCTGCACCATATCTAAGGGCATGTGAAGCGAACCTCCAGCTAGCCTCAATACCATTTGGGCCTTCCATTTCATTTTCAACTACAAATACAGTGCAGCTGACAGGTAGGCGATGTGTAGGATCATCGATCCATGATTGAACACGTCCTGTACGTGAGATATAATTAGTCATTGAGTAGATCAGTTAGGTTTGGAGGTTTGTAGTTTGGTCCTTTTAAGACCTTACCGTCAGGGCGGTAAATAGGTTGTCCATTTTCATCTAGTTTGGACATGTTTGATTTATGCACACGATCCATAGCTTCATCTAGATCCCAACCTTCGTTAGCAGCAAACTGATAACAAACATAGACAAGATCACAAAGCTCTTTTAATTGTTCGTGTTCATCTTTTAAATGAAAGGCTTCATGAAACTCAGACCATTCTTCATCGATCAAAGATTTCTGAGTCATCGTCCCATTCGGTGAATTGACCACCGAGTAAGCGTCCCGAAATTCTTTTGCCTGACTCAATAGTGTTGTTCCAGTCTGATTGTGTTTTGTCGAGTTCATGTTGTAAATAGTGGATTGCTTTGGCTAAGTCTTTTCTTTTGTCTCCTTTGTGTTCACAACGACAAATGTATTTAACAGCATTAGCTTGAAAGAAACTAAGGTTTTGATTAACGATGAAGTCTCCTACTTCCCAGTTGTTTCCGTAGTGTTCAGGTGATTGGGCCATTGTTTTACTAGGTTGGATACGGTGTTAGCTAAGGCAAAGTTTTGACGTTGTAACGCCATAAACAATGTAATAATATCTGTCTTATCAGCTTTAGGTAGAAGGTCTTCAAGTCTTCTTATCTTGAAGGACTGTTCCACTGTCAACTCTATAATCGGAGGAGGGGGTAAAAAGGATGGGCTGTTTTGCTCTCCAGTCATAATCATTAGTGGTAAGGATCTTTGCAAGTCTTGCGTTTTGTAGTGCAATGTCTTCACTAAGATCTTTCTCAGCAAATGCATTAACAACTGTTTTCCAAGTGTAACCTTTTTCTTCAAACAAAGCAACTGCCCGTTTAATTCCAATTCCAGGTACACCACTGTAGCCATCTGTTTGGTCGCCTGCAAGCGTCTGTATCAGGTGCCAGCGTTGTCCCTCTGCTTCGTCCACATTCACGGTTTCATCCATGTTGTAGAGCCTTCCAGGTATCTGTCGCATGTCCTTGTCAGGACTGACGATAATGTTACCAGGATATTTGGTAGCGTAGATACCCATACTATCATCAGCTTCAAGAGTCGGTAGTATTACTACTTCGTACTCATCTTTGAGAGCATTGATAACACGTTTGTATCCACAGGGTTTTTTACGATTACGGTGACCTTTGTAAGCAGGCATGATTTCCTTACGAAAGTTAGAGCTATCACTAAAAAATAAAACTACTTCAGGTACATCCCACATGAACTTATTTTTAATTTTATTTAGTTCACGTTTAACTGCTGCGTATGCTTCACTAAATTTGCTGACAACTACAATTACATCATCACCGAAATCAAGGTCTGATTCTGCTCCAGCGCAGGCTTTGTAAACAATGTAATCTGCGTCAACAAATAATTTCATTTACCTTGGCCTCTATATTTCTTTTTACCTTTACGTGGCTTACTATGTAAACCGTTACCTTGACGGGTTTTCTTTGATGTAAACGGAACTACGGTTTGTACTCCCATCATTGACTTACTTCTCATTAGTGGGTTTCACTCCAGTTGTTTCCGGTTTTTGCTTCTGCGTCGATTCTGATTCTGAGGTTGTAGTATTCTCCAGCTGCGAGACTGCTAAATACCAAGGATGTTGATAAGTCAGCTGTCTGTTCAGGGGAACACTCGAATTGCAATTCGTCATGTATAAAGGCTAGTTGAGAACAACATAAATTTAATTCTTTAATGTTTTGTTGATTGATAACCATCCAACGTTTTGCCAGGATGGCGGAATTACCCTGAAGGCAGTAATTTAACGCTTTATGCGGGCTATCCACCATAATTTTTCTGCCATCGATAGCTTTGATAAATCCTCTTTCTGAAGCTGTTTTGATAGATGCCAGGAGTTTATCGAGTCCATCAATCGCGTCAATATATGCCGCTCTGATTTCTTTACCTTTTTTCTTGGCTTTCGGGGATGAAAGAAGTTTGTCATAACTGTGTCCAATTTTTTCGTCACCTGCGCCATACAGGAAAGCATACGTTACGGTTTTTACTAATTTTCTAGATATTCCTATCTTGTCAGCATTTACTTGGTGGATGTCTCCGTTAAGTAGGATGTCTGCATATCGTCCATCATCATATCTGGCAAGGAAATGAGACAACATACGTAACTCAATCCCAGACAAATCAGCAGCGACCATAACTTGACCCGGAGATGGTAAGAAAAGTTCTCTAAATCGTGGGTCACTAGGTACTTGGGCAAGATTTGGGTTTCGGTGTGCACATCTAAAAGTTGACGTAGCAACAGAACAATGGTGATGTATTCTATTAGCAGTCGTAGATAGCTTCAGCCATGCGTTCACGCCTTCGGAGAGGAGTCCAAGCATTTTCTGAACCGTCAAGCATCTCAGGAACATCATAGAAACTTCTGACCCAATCTCCTTCAGGGTCGGCTCGTCTATAATACACTTCCCAGTGGCAGTCAGATTGGTCGGCTTCCATCCATAAAAGGTCTTTAGAATCCATGCTTGATGATCTCGTGATGTAGGGTTTAGTTCTTTAAGGCGTGTAAGTGGAGCGTCTTTGACATAGCCTTGGGTCCGATTATCTCGCTTAGGAGTAAATACTGGTCCGGCAACGAAAGGGTGCCTGTCACGTAGTAGTTGATAAGTTTCTTCAAGCTCTTGTCTGAGAGTTGATGTAAGTTGCCATGCAGAGCGTTCATCAAAGTACCATCCATGTAATTCTTGTTTGGTGAGGATTTCTGCTGCCTCATGTTCTAGCGTAATCCATTTAGGTATGGTTGGAAGTGTGTCCAAAGTTTTCTTGTAACAGTAACGTCTTGTATCATGTAGTCTTCCATTTCTGGTGACCATTCTTGCCAATCTGTGTCCTTGCAGTAATCACCTTTAGCTTCGTTGAGACGGTAACCCCAAGCAGCTAGTGAATGTGATCCATACAATTTGAGTGGCATACCATCCCAAGTTTTTTGTTTATCAATCTCTATCAAGTTCGGGTGATAAAGACGACTAAGCAAAAGAGTATCCAAGCAATCACCAATACGTCTAAACCATGGATAAAATTTAGTGATGATACTAAGGTCATAATTAATAATGTTATGACCAACAATATAATCAGCGTCTTCGAGGTATTGGATAGCGCGGACGATAGGTTCCGACGCTGATCTCTCTGTAGCTGCCGTAAACGATTGATCATTAAAGACCATCGTTTTTTTAGTGTTGGTGTCGTAGATACAAAGACAGTGAATTTTTGTAGCATCGTTTAATAGTCCATCTGTTTCTAAATCAAAGATCAGCATTCAACGTCCTTGCCATTGATAGGTTTTATCAATAAACTTAGCACGTTTTACTGCCTCTTCAGTAGGAGGGTTTGGTTTATGCAACGCTAAATCAATACGAAATTCTGTACCTTCTCTAATAAACTCTTCATTCATTGCTTCATAATCAGAAATCTGTTGTGGCGTCAAACTCTGCTGGTGCTGTGGTTTCATTGAATTTACAAGTGGATAAGTCATAATTTAATCTACAAGCAATGCCTGTTTCCCCAGAGTAGCGATTCTTGAGAACTCTAACAACTGTATCAGAGTGTTTAGTTTCACTCTGTTGATTTCTTTCGAGTCCAATAACTGCATCGCTAAGTTGAGCGATTGCCGCACTTCCTCTAAGTTGTCCGAGTGTAACACGTGCACCTTCTTCATGGTTTTGATCGGATGATCCCCGTTTTAAATGTGATACTAAAAATAATACAATACCAGTGCGTTCAACAAGTGAACGTAACCGTGTCATCGTTTGGTCTATCATTCGTCTCTCATCCCCATCAAGTCCACTCATAAGAATAGATAGGTGATCAAGAAAGATAATCTTACAATCAAGTCCTGAAGCTAGGTATTCTATCCTGTTGTAAATAATATCAGGATCAAAACTACCAAACCCATCAAAAAGATAAAGGTTCCATTTATCAATACTTGCGTCAAATGCTTTTGTAAGTTCATCATGAGTATGTTCACCTAATGCTAGGTTCTTGCCTACAGCAGCAGACATCAACCCTAAAGCTGTACGGCGGTTTGACTCTTCAAGTGCCAAGTATCCAACCCGCTCTCCGTTCGATAACAAGTGAGCAGCCAAGTCTCGACACACGGACGACTTGCCTTGGCCTGATCCTGAAGTAATTGTGACAAGCTCTCCGCGCCTAATCCCGTGAAGCTTTGACTGTAATCCTTGAAATGGGTAGTCATAATCTGCTGGTGGTTGTGGTGTTGTAACTAATTCAAGTAAAGATTTGGCATCTACAATACCATCAGGTCTGAATTCCTTACGTTTAAAGAATGCATCATCGATAGCCTTGTAATCGCTAGCTTGTAAGGCGTCTGAGAGATCTTTGTAAGCCTCTAGACGGGCGATGTAAGCCTTACCAGGTGGTAATACACCTGCAGCTTCTTCAGCAGCCTTCTGACCGGCTTCATCAGAATCAAACCAAAGTACGATTTCACTGTAGCCTTGAAGAAACTCAAGGTTTTTTTGAATTGCTTTCTTGGCTCCGGCTGCACCACTAGGTAATGATACTACAGGCCAAGTTGGGTATAGCTCTCCATAAGACACACAATCAAGTTCACCTTCTGTGATGATTATGCGTTTACCACTACTTCCCCATAAATGTTGACCGAAGAATGTACCAGGTGACTCTCCTTCATAAGTAAATTGTTTGTCTTTGGTTTTTATTTTAGCACCTTTTACAATGCCAGATGGATCGTGATAGTAAAACCTTAACTTGTCCCCATCACGATATACTTTAAATTTCTCACAAGTTTTCTGACTGATCTTGCGTTTCTGCAGCCGTTCGGCTGAGCCTTTGATCTGCACAATAGAGTTGGTGTGAATGTGTGTTGTTATTTCTTGTCCATCAGTGTAAGTATGGCATACAAAACAATAGCCATGGCCATCTGTATAGATACTATTACCATCAGATGAGCCACAACTATTACATGGTGCATGTCTTACAAATTCAGAGGAACCAGTCGATTGGGATATTGTGGAACGATGTCCACGGTATGTTATGTTTGTCACACCATTTAGCGTATGTCGTCTTTGATCCTTTACTAATTTTATTATATGGTGCTTGAAAGACCATACGTAAATCAAGCTCAGGGTGTTGTTCTTTTACGTTCTTGATCTTACGTCGATCTTCAGCTTCCCAATAACCTTTACATTCTAAATATATTCCGTTAGGTAATAGAAAATCAGGAGTGTAGATATGCTGGATGATATAAGGAACCTTAGTAGATTCATACTCATATTTTACACCTAGCTCACACATAAGATCAGCGACTCTTTCTTCGAGACCTGATCGAAATGCCATTAAAAATCATCATCCTCTACAGTTTCTGATGGTGTTACATTAGGCTCACCAGCCTTAAACCCTTCAGTTTTACCAAAAAGTGCTGCAACATCTTCTGTAGACATATCACCAGTATCTACACCAGCTGATGTATTGAGAGACACCAATTGTACACCAACCAATTTAAGGCTTGTGCCATACGTAACCCCATCACGGAGAATATACGGCTTCTGATAGAACGCAAGCTTAACACGACTACCAGCATACATAGGTGTATTATCATCAGAAATAATTGTCCCTTCAGTATCCACAACAGGTGGTCGGGCTTCTTCATTCCAAGAGAATTTAATTTTGTATTGTCCTTCAGTAACTTCTTCCCAAGGTTCAGGCTTAAGTGTAGAACGCTTAGGATTCTTCAGTTTAGTTTCAGCCCATTTTAGGGATTCAACACGATCATCTTCTAGTACATCAACCATTGATTGATCAACTAGAGCAGCAAGAGAATAACCAAACTTACTTGGTTTCAGTACAGCTTGATAACCTTCAAGGACTACAGGCTGTGCGGTTTGGTGGATTGTACGTGGCATTTAACAGAAAAAATAAGTGGAATCAATTACGGAGCTAGGTTCTAGATCTCCAATAATCGGTGGGTTAGACTCTGCTCCTATTTGGTTAGCAAAGTCTTGCAAGTAATTGTGTTCGGCAAAGAGGTGCATATATGTCTCTCGTACAATTGCACTGAGAGAAGACATGTCGGTAGCACGACACAATACAGAATCATGAATGAGAGCGATCGGTGCATTGAAAGCCAATGCGCTAAAGTGGAGCAAGGAAGCATCGAGTGAATGTATTAAATTAGGCGCTGTTGCATTTTTGTGATGTTGTTTGTCAACCTTGTCGCTATCTTGTGTAGCAACAGTTAGTTTACAACGACCAAGCAACTGCAATTCTAATTGAATTGTTTCTTTTTTCATGAGCTTTTGAGTGACAACAAAACCTGATGGTGTAGACCATGTTAGTTCTGTTTTACCCAAGTCGATTGCTTTAGCAACCTCCTCTTCAATCCAACTCATAACAGCCATAGGACCAGGTACTACCTCATCCATAGCATTTCTAACAGCGATGACAGTTTTTGTCAAGTCATCTTTATCAATCTCAATACTTTTTTCAAGTAGTGCGTCCTTGATGTACCCACGATTAGAGAAAGGTTTTGCATTGTAAGGTACGGTCATTACTACTCTTTTGACTACCTTTCTATCCATATGATTACGAATAGAACTAGGGCAGAAAGGAGTAGCAGTACGAGCGACGACAGCATAAGCATCCTGTGGTTTATCAGACGGTAATACGTTAACAAGACTAGCAGTATTCTTATCTTTAGCAAGACCTGCTAATATCTGTAACCCGCTACAAGTAGCATCTGTAGCTACAGGCAAGCTTGTAAAATGACGATCACACTTAAGCACACAATGATAATACTCGTCACATGCTGAAAGAAATTGCCATGGTTCATCAGCTGCTTCCCATTCGTGAATGTGTAAGATAGGATCACTAGCGACACAAGTTATAAGATGAGTATTGTTTTTTACCCAATCTAATCTTTCTTGCATCGTAGCTTTATCTAGACCATAAGTAGTAGCTACTTGAAAAGCTAACCAGTCTTCAGCTTCAGGAGTCATGTAAGCTGATTCAGCAAAAGACAATAAACTTTTTCCAAAGTCTGTGTCTTGTGGTGTTAAAAATGCAGGAATTGGGTAAGCTCTACCTCTGTAATCAAAAGACCAAGGAATAAAAAATTTATCTTTACTCTTAAATCTTTGTACAGCTTCCATTGTCATTCTTGTTCTACATGACTTCTTAAACTCTTGTGCTTGTAGATTGTAAACATCAGCAGCTTGTCTATTATAATTATGACGAGCTTCTTTATTAGTTGCTATGTCTACAGGCTTAGGAGGTAAGTCATGATGAATAATAGGGAGAAACTTACCGACAGCTCGTTCCAATCTATCTAGTTCTTCCGCTACACCCACAGTAAAGGGGTTTAGACGGTAAGCAACCTTCTGAATTCGATTCAAGAACTCAATAGGTCTCTCTCCCTGTATACATGTGGGGTTACCGCGACGCACCATATCATGCCCACGCATCACCTCATTTAAGATGTAACCGCCACATTTTTCATGTGTCCAGTCATTAGGTTCGATGAGCATTGGCCAAGCAAGTGGGCTGAATAACTCAGCATCACGCATTACTGCGTCCTTGATCTCAAGAAATTCTGGAGTTGGTACAACATAGTGGATACGTTTGCGTCCTTCTTGTTGCATGTCTTTTGTGAACCACCCGCTGCTTTGCATGATGCAGTCAAGTAACCAGCCTCCAAGTTTAATGCGATTAGCTCTGCCCCATGCATTCCATTGTTTAACGTCATAGCGATTCATTAAAGTACGGATTACAACTATTTTTTGTTGTGTACCTATTGAACGATGCCAATAGTTTTCTTTTAATACATGTAACAAGCCTGGTGCATGTGTTTCGTAGTGACGCATTTGACATTCTTGCTCAACAGCAAGACCTATAGCATCACACACATTTACTGTTTGATTACTTTTATCTTTGTATGAAAAAACTTTATCAAATGTTAGTTTAACAGCTAATGCAGCAGCAGCTAACGGCTCAACATCAGCAAGATATTGTTGTATCTCTTTGAATGCCTTACCTGCTTGTCCTTTAGTCAGCCTAGCTGTAGTGTCTTCAATACGTGCAACCACAAGAGGCAACAAGGTATCGATAGAAGCAGCTCCGTAAACAGTAGCAGACGCATACGATTTGTTTTCTAAGTCGTAGGTGTTCTTATGTAGACGCTTGAGACCTTGTGAAATAGCATCACGCTCAAGCTGGATCTGTTCGTCGATTTGTGCTGGTGTCGGCAAATAAGTCCTCCGTAACTGCGTCCTTGATGAATGTGTAGCATTGTGCTAGCTCAGGATAGTCCTCACTAAATTCTTCAAACTGTTCAATCGTAATCAGGCTCATTTGTTTTAGGTGAAATAAAGTGTAGTTGTTCGTCAGTGCAGACAACAAATTCGTTGCCGTTCTTCATTAGTTTTTTGATCTTATTTTCAGCAGCATGTTTCTTTTGATAGATATGCTCTTTGACTTTGCCTTTTGTAGTTGTCTCGCGGATGATACAACATATTGAACTAGGTAACTCCCAACCGCTTAACTTCCAATCAGCAAACTCTTCAAACGTTGGTGCATAAAGAAACTCATCAGGAACTTCTTTCCATTGTTGCCAGTTGTTAGGTAGATATGGTTTTTTACCACTCATAATCGTCTAAGATGATGTTCTTTACATTACGTGATCCACCGGACAATTCAGCAGCAGCCCACGCAGCATGTTCTAAATTGGGTGCAAGTAAGAACCGCACCTGATCATCTAGTGTTGTAGTGTAACGCCATGTCTTAGGACGTTCTGATTCTTTACGCATGGCAATCATAGAATATCGGTGGGTTTGATGTACTGCGCCTTCAGAGCCTCTGCACGCTCTTTAAGCTTCTTTAGTTGTCTTTGTACCCACAGCGTTTGAAAGCCTGCTGTAGGGGCATGTGGACGTGTCTCGTTTGGCATAGTAGCGTGAGGTGATACGATTGGAACGTTGATACACTGTTGCCGTGGCAAATAAGCCTAACATGCCGACAACAGCAAGGATGATTGTGGTTTCAGTTGGCATTAATTAGAAGTAGCAATTTTTTCTGATGTTTCGCGTATGAAACCAGAAGGACATAAATCCTTCAAATAATCAATGACAAAGTCTTCAATAGGCTTGTCACCATACAACTGTGCGTCCATGTAATCAAGTGCATTGATTACAGCAGTCCACTCTCTTTTAGTAAGAATGAGGTGATGATTTATTGTTTCAGTTAGCATTAGTAGAAAGTGATAGTAGTGCTTCAGCCCAATCCATTGCTAGATTGAAATCATCATCCGATGTTTCCATAGGTTTACGATTCCACTTTGCATAAGCTGATACATACTTAGGATTGTTGAGTATGCTTTTGGCAGTTTCAGTTGGCATTAGTTGTCCTCCGTGATGGTGTCATTCTTGTCAACATACTTTTGCAGTGCTGCAATCATTTCTTTTGCAGAATCAATTGTATGATCTTTAGTCTTTAGTTCTGCAAAGACACTACGCTTACTACATAATGCATTGCGACAAGCCATAAACATGGAGGTAGCATCTACACCATTGATGCAAATAGTGTTGTCTTCATAATCATGTAGATTAATAGAGTCATCACACTCTGCCCAAAAGACTGAAGCATCTTTCATATAGTATGTGTACGTGACTGAAGGTTGTGAAAGCATTGCTGCGTCCTTGTAAT